AGGCGTAGGCGACATTCTTGTACCCTGCGATGGATCGCAGTTCCTTGAGATCAGTAAGCGAATCCACATTGGGTGAAAATCGCACTATCTCGTTGACGGATTGACCACTGGTTCGGTCCTTGCCATACCAACAGTGAAACAGGAGGTAATATACCTCCGGAGTCGCATGATCTAGATAGAGCTGGATTCCGACTTGGTATGTGTCTGCGATCTGAGCGATCGCATCGTACAAAGGACCGTATGGCACTGCGAACTGCACCGGAGCGGTGAACGTATCTCCTTCGAACAGGGCTGCGTCCAGCCCCGGAATGATCTGACGGGGTCCGTCCACGCCGACTCCCAGCCCCTGAATGCACATGTCATTCACGAGAGTCATGATCATCACTTCGGGCGCATACGAGTTGTTGTAGTAACGATCTGCATGCGAAGTGGTGTAGCGAATAACCCGTTCGTTGAGGAACTTGGTGATACTGGGGCCAGTGAGCTTGAGCTTGTTGTCCTCGATCAGAGCGTTCTCGATTTGCATGACTTCCTTGGTTCCTCGGAGACCGAGAAACTTGCCCTCAGGAAGCATGGCCACGTTCTTCGCGTTGATCGGGACAACGAGATTCACATCGCCGGCTTTGGTGTACCGCTCGGTCCACACGACGGAGTGAAACTCGTCAACCACATCCTGCCGGAGGAAGTTTTCGTCGAGCGTGTAAATATCCATCTACAGCCCTCCGAATCGGGAGTAGTACGACAGCTCCCAGTTCTGTCCGGTCAGGGGAGTGATCACCGACAGCTTGTTCTCGCCCGGATATAGCGTCGGCCAGCTTGCGTCCGGAGCCAGATCGTTGAGGAAGTTCTGCACTGCACCCGACAGGAGTGAAACGCTTCGGATGTACTTCTGACCCGGAACCGAGTTCATCTCCCAGCGAATATCAGGCACGATGTTGCCTCGAGTGGCGAAGATCTGGGGCGCGTACTGCCCTGTGAGGCTGACTTGGATGCTGTCCTCACCCGGAGAGCCCACCGTTTGGCTGATCTTGAGGTTGATTCCGGTCGGGACGGATCCGATGTAGTCGATCGTGTCCCAGTCCGTACCATCACTGGTGATGCCGGTCCAGACAGTCGGATCCATGGCAACAAAGTCCGGAGAAGGACAGATGATCGAGATCACCATGGTAGGCGACTTGACAAATATGTTCGGCTCGACCGATTCGACGTACCCCTCGATCTTGACCGTGGGGAAACCCGTGCTGCTGAATCGCAACTGCACGAGCAGCTTGGGCATGAAGTAGTTGTAGAGGAGCTGTCGCAACTCCTCGATGGTCTGAATGGCCCAGTCAGGATGCAGACCGATGGTTAGAACGATGTTGCGCTTGCCCACTGAGGCGCCCACATACGCTTCACCATCAAAGGCGCCAAACGGCGCGGTGGTGATTGCAGCCTTGACTGGTCCCAGACCATCGATTCCGATGACCTGGATTGGATCACTTCCTGCGTCGCCATCCTCGAGTAGAGGCAGCGTCGGCACGAGCGACCGCAGACCGAAGACTTCGAGCTTTGTCAGCACTGCTGCCTCCTTTCGAGAATATAGAGAACTCGGGGGGCCGCTCCGAGGGGGTGGAGCGGGAGGACAGACCCCCCGAGCCCTCCTTGTCACAGACCAAGCGCGCTCTTGGCCTGTGACAACTGGTTGTTGGTCTGACGGTAGATCTCCGCTTCCGACAAAGCCACCGGAGATATGTTGGTCTGCTCGAACTTGAAGACCTTGGCCCCTGTTTCAGGGTCAACGTCAGTGTTGAGCTGAGCCTCTCTGGCAGCGCTGATTTCAGCGGCGACCCGGATGGGCGTTACGTTGGAAATATCGCCCAACTTCTTGGCTTCTTGCTTGACTTGCGTCAGATCCAACACGGGTGTGATCGTCGGATTCACATCCATGTCGATTTGGGCCGGAATATCGCGGAGCGTACTCCGTAGAGTCTGAAGCATGCTTGCGCCAGCACGCTCGATCTCTCGTTCCCCATCCGACATGCCCAAAGCGATGCCCTGAGCAAGTGGCATTCCGACTTCGTCTGCAACCCATCGCGAAGGCGAACCGATATGGAAGAACTTCTTGACCTTACCGATTGCGCCCTTGATGTGGTTGATCACATTCTTGGCCAACGCGGTGACGTCGATACCAAGAACACCACTGGCGAGACCACCGATGAGAGCAACCGCGATCCTTCGGCCTTCTTCGCCGACCTTGGATGCGTTGTCATCGAGCCACTTTCGCACTCCTCGAAGAACATCGAGAACTGCGTCTCCACCGGCAGTTGCCAACTTGACAGCAGCATCGGCAAGTCCCTTGATGACCTGTACGGCCATGTCAGTACCCTTGTCGACGAGTTTGCCGATGTTGTTACCAATGCCAGTGATGATGCGATTGACCATCGCGGCACCACGATCGATGATGTTGTCGATGCTATTGCCAACACCCTCGATGAACTTCGTGATGATGCCGGATCCAGCACTGATCACCTTACCGATGTTGTTTCCAATACCGGTAATGATGTGAGCGACAATGTCGCCCGCAGTGTCAATCACTCGAGTGATGTTGTTGCCAATTCCCCGGAGGAAATTCAGCAGAACGTTGAATCCCGCTGTGACGATCCGAGGATATGCGCTGGCAACAGCATTGAGGAACTTGACGACGATGTCCGCAACCTGCTCGACCACTTGGCCAATATGATCGCTAATGCCCTTGAGCAACGCGAGAAGCAGCTGCCATCCAGCTTCGATGAGTGGACCAGCATTGTCGGCCAGGACCTTGAGCATGGCTTGAATCAGCGCAGTAGTTGCGGCCGCGACCTTGGGTGCGTTGTCGATGATGATCTGCAGCAACGTCGCCAGGATCTTGCCGATGGCCACTGCGACCTTCGGCGCCAACTCGGCGATCTGAGCAACGATCTCCACCAGGCCCTTGATGAACGTGATGATGATCGTCGGCATGATTGCGACCAGACCAGTCAGGGCGGCAAAGAAGACCCCGACGCCCTTGGTTCCTTCGCCGGCCAGGATCGCAATCCCGGAAGCGAGCAACTTGACGCCTGCGCCTAGGAGGAATATGCCTGCGCCCAACACGGTAATGCCGACTCCCAGGGCGATAAACCCCGGAGCTGCAACCGTGCCAGCGAGACCGATGACAACTAGGGAAGCGGCAATCGCTGCCAGCCCCTTGAATATCGTGCTGAAGTCCATCTCTCCGAGCAAGCCCAGAGCAGGCACGAATACGGCCAACGCTGCTGCGAACACGGCAAATGCTGCCGCACCAGGCAAGGATATGAGCATGAGGGTCAATCCTGCCGCCAACACGACCAGAGACAGACCCATGGCACCGATGCCCTTGGCCAGAGTACCCATGTCCATGTTGCCGAACGCAGCAACAGCTCCCGCCAACACCACCATCGCACCTGCTACGAGCGTGAGCCCGATTGCGGTGAGTGGCATTGTGGGCGGCATGAGACCCATGGCCAACCCGATGCCTACCAACGACAGAGCGATGGCGCCGATACCCTTGGCCAGAGTTGCGACATCCATCGAACCGAAGAGTTTGACAGCTCCGGCCAGGATTGATAGGCCCGTAGCCAGCACAATAAGCGCCGGCCCCGTGATGAGCATCGACATCGGAAGAGCATTGGCTGCCAATCCGACTGCGATGATCCCCGCGGCGGCACCGAGTAGCCCCTTACCGATGTCTTCCAGACTCATCGTGGCGAATATCTTCATCGCCCCGGCGAGAATGGTCAGCGCCACACCGATAGCGATCAAGCCTACCGATGCAGCCGTGAGAGTCAGAGCATTGCCACTGAGTAGCTTTGCTCCGGCTGCTACGACAACAAGAAGCCCTGCGATGGCCGTGAGACCTCTGCCGATCTCGTTGTAATCCAGCTTGGACAGGATCAGCATCGCCCCGGACAAGATCAGAAGAGCTGTACCGAGGATAGTCATGGATGTTGCCATGCCACCAATACCCACAGCAGCCTTCAGGCCTCCGCCCGTCTTGTTCATGACCAGCATGACAGCCATCAGCTCGGCGAGGCCAGCCGACATTGCCGCCATGGACGAGCCAAGTCGCTCAGGATTGATCTGGGCCAGCACGAACACGGATGCCGCCAGAACACCAACCGCCAAAGCGATCTGCAAGATGGCATGCGCCTTGATGTCCTGCTGAATCGCCTCGAGGTTACCCTTGAGCGTGCCCAAGAGTCCGTTGATGTTCTTGAGGAAGCCACCACCAATGTCGACGTTGACCCCACCGGAAAGGCCCTTCTTGATGGCCAAGAATATGCCGGCGATGAGGCCGGTCTGAATGACGGTGAAAGACTTGTCGAAGTTGATGTTCTTCAGCGCTTCCGCAACAGAATCTCCGGCATTACCCAGAGCTTCCTTGATCGTGTCGAGAACCGGCTTGGCAATGTCCTTGAGCTTCTTGAGAACGTCACCGAGCTTGTCGAACGCTCCAGCAGCGTGATCCACCGACTTTGCCGCCGGGTCCATTGCCTGACCCAGCGCTGTGATCGAATGAGTTGCCCCACTGTCCTGTGACCCGAACATGCTGTTGAGCGCACCGGTGAACTTCCCGATGATGCTCAACGGCTGGGCCAGCGTATCGCCAAGACCAGCGAAGAAGTCGTGGACCTTGTCACCCTTCTTGAGCCATTGATCGAGCTTGACGATCAGGCTACCGATGTTCCCTGTGAATTCCAGGACTCCACCGGAGCCATCCGAGAGCCCACCGAGTAGATGGCCTACTGCAGTGAAGATTCCCCCGAGGATTTGCTTGCCGATGTCGAGCAAAGCGAACAGGCCCTTGAACGACGCCTTGAGGTTCTCGGCCGTCGTTGGTCCTATTTTGATCTTGTCGGTGAAGTCTTCAAATGCTTGAGTGATTGCCTTCAGATCTTCGCCAGTCTTCCGGGGGAAGATGTCCCGGAAGGCGTCCTTGATCGGCCGGATGATCGTGAGGACCCCTTCGAAGATGTTCTTGAACCCTTCGATGAGGTCTGTACGACCACCCAGCTTCTTCCAGTCGCTCAGAACCGAGTTACGAGCATTGGCAGACGCGCCAATGAACCCGTTGATGGCGTTCGACAGACCTGTGAAGAGGCTTTTCGCCTCGGCAAAGTCACCGAAGACGATCTGCCAGGTCTGTGCCCAGCCCGATCCGATGGCTTCCTTCGCCGTATCGAGGACTCCCGAGAGAGTCTTGACCTCGGTAGCAGCGTTGACCGCCATCTTGGCCTGTGCTTGAATGGCCTTGATCTGGGCGTCGGTGTAACCCTCGGCTTTGAGCTGGGCCGTGGTCATGTCGCCGGACAGCTGCGACAAGGTCTTGGTCAGAACGTCTGAGGTCAGCCAGGACTTCTCGCCCGGCTTGGCCTGAACCGACTCTCGGAAGGACTCGCCTTCGATCGTCACGTTCTTCATCTTGCCCTTGAGCTCCACGGCGCCCTTGTTCAGGGTCCCCATGTGCTCAGCGGTCTGGACAAGAGCCCTCTGGAAGACGGTGCCACCCATACCGGCGTTGACAACCGAGTTCCAGTCCTGCAGTGAGACTCGACCAGATGAGATGGCCTGCGACAGCTGATACATCGCCGTCGAAGCCTGCTCGGAGGTTGAGCCTGAGATCGCTGCCAGGTTGGCGATACCCTTGATGGAGGATGTCGCTGTATCCAGATCCACACCAGCAGCCGTGAAGGTGCCGATGTTCTTGGCCATCTGCGAGAAGTTGTAGATGGTCTTGTCTGAATACTTGTTCAGGTCAAGGAGTGCCTTGTTGACGTCCTTGAGGGTGGCTCCCGACGCCTGAGTGTTCGCCAGGATGGTCTGAATCGAATTGAGATTGGTCTCGTACTCGTCCAGACCGCCCTTGATGGGACCGAAGATGCCCGATGCGATCTTCCGACCTTGATTGGCGGCGTTCGCTGCGATTCCGCCCAAAGCAACCGCAGCTGCTCCTTGGATGACACTGAAGCTCTTAGCGGCTTCCGCAATCGCAGAGTGAAGACCGGTGAACTGTACCCGGCCAGACGCTCTCTCGATCTCGCCGAAGCCTTCTTGAGCCTCAGGGAAGTGGAACTTACCCTTGAGCTTGTCGACGGCATTGTTGATGCCGGTGAACTGAGGCTTGTTCGACTCCTTCTCGATGTCCGAGAAGCCTTGAGTGGCTTCGGGGAAGGTGAACATCCCCTTGACCTTGTTGATGGCTCCCTGCAGGCCACCAAACGTGATCTTGTTCGCTTCCTTCTCGATGTTTCCGAGACCACTTGCTGATCCCATGCCGGAAAGGGCCGAGTTCAGCTTGTTGATGTCATTCATCGCTGTCGAAACGCCGGTCGTGAACTTAGAGCTCTCGAACGACATTGCAACTACGCGATCGTCAACCTGTGCCATTAGCTTGCCATCACCACCCTTCTCAGCTCAGCATCGATTTGGTCGAACACGGGACGGATTGCGGGCATGATGTAGTCACGCCCTTCGACATACCCACCCTGACGAGTGGCATGTCCGTACTGCAGGAGGATCGCAATAGGACGACCATCCACCAGATTGGAGTTACGCCAACGGATCGAGTAGTAGCCCTTTCGCTGGACTATCTCGTAGTACCATGAATTGGCTGTGATACCCGATTCCGCTGGCGTCGCCGCGGCCAATGCTGCTACTCCGGCCGCTCCAAACTGCTCGAGAGCCGAGAATATGTCAGCCGCCTGCATCTTGCCGAGGAACTTCTTGGTAGCAGAGAGGTCTCCTCGTTGCGTGACGTTGATCGGCATGACATCACTCCGCTGTCAGTAGAACCACCACATAACCGTCTTCGCCCTTGGCATTGCCGAAGGATCGACCGTATGTGGTGGGAAGCTGATTCAGAGGAGTTGCTCGAGCTCCACTGGCACCGCCAGGCACGATGTTGGCGGCTCCAGAGCCAGCCGAATCGGTAGAAGATGCGGTTGGGTTCCCGTAGACCGAAGAGTCTCCAGGATCGAAGCTACCTCCACCGCCCGAAGTACCAAGATTGGCAGTGACACCAGCATATGTACCGACTCCGCCGGCACCTCCGCCGCCTCCTTCACCGACCACTCCGTCCCAGTCACCCCAGTCTCCGTCAGATCCTGGAGTTCCCGGTCCAGTGGCTGTGGGAGTACCAGCAATGCCACCTACGGCACCTCCTCCGGCGAGAGTTCGCCCACCTAGGCCACCCTGGCCGCCGTGAGCCTGAGTGCTGACCGTTGTCGAATTCGACTGAGCTCGTTTGCCACCCTTGCCTCCGGAAGCCATACCAATAGCTCCGAAGGCGGAATATCCGCCGTCTTCCCCGTCCGTGGTTACGTTCGGGTCAGAGACGTGGGTGAATCCAACAGCTCCGCCAGCTCCGACAACGACATCGACGGAAACAGGAAGACCAAGTAGCAGACCCCTGACTCTGTGGAGTCCGCCACCCCCTCCTGCTCCGCCGAAGTTTCTGACCGTTGTGCCGGTGTTCCCGGTGTCGATCCCTCCACCTGCACCTCCTCCTGCGCCGATGCAGATGACGTCGTAGTCCGTGTACCCCTGATCGATGTACTGCTGTGGGATAAACGGCACCCCATTCAGCAGTCGGACCGCCAGAGGAGGGGGCTTGTTGAAACTACCAGCGAGTTCGAGTCTCATGCCTCCTCCTGGGTCGGTGTGTCAGGGACGACTTCGACGGTCACCTCCCGGGCTTCCGTGTTCTCTTCAACCACAGCTTCCGCCGTGGCCTGCTCGCGTTCTTCTTCGGGCATCTCGTGTTCGCTCTGGTAGCGAGCCAGGGCGTTCTGATAGTCGATCTGGAACTGCTCCGGATCTTCCGTCTCGCCCTGCATGATCATGACGGCCATGGAGTTGCCCGAATTCAGCTCGTCATAGATCGTGGTTTCCTGCTCGGTCGGCTCTCGGATTTCCTGATCGGTCATGTCTGGTACCCCACTGCGATGAACGACACGAACGTATCGGTCGAGGTCGTGGTCGAAAGCAGACACGTATTCTCGGTATACGACCCAGAGAATATGACCGTGTTGACGCTACCTGTAGCGGCGACAACCGAAAGAATCCGGAAACCCTGCGGGAAGGTGAGGAGATACTGACCTGCGGCCGGCTTTCGGACCGTAAAGCCCTCACCCAACGCGATTGTACCATTGGCGTTGATACGCCCGGCGATGACTTCCTTGTTGCGTCGGCGTCTCATGCCAGCACCGCCAAATCGACGAGGTCGCAGGTCTCGAGCGAATCGAAGACAGTCAGCATACGAGCCGCTTCGATCGTCTCGAGATGATCCGCCGCAGACTTCGGTGACGGTGCCAGCTGCTGAAGTCCGACGTTGTATAGCGCACGGACCTGCTCGACCGTGAGAACGCTTGACGTGACGAACCCACGACTGAGCTGACCGATGAAAGCCACTGCCGAGTCCGGATAGTTTCCCATACGGAATCGGTTGGGGCCACCTAGAACGATCGAACTGAGCGGAGTTCCCGCGAGGACAAGCTGCGCGTCGAGATAGACCTTCTGCTTCAGGCCATCACCAGGAGCGTTCTCCTCGACACAAACGGCGAAATGCCACAGACCGTCAGCGACATACGGTCCCGTGATTGCGGCACTCGCTCCGGACTGGGTATAAAGAGATCCGCTGGTGAGTCCGAGAACTGCTCCGGCACCGGAACTGCCTCCGGCACCCCAGCCGATCAAACCAGGAACGCCTGTCGACTGCTCGGATTTGAACCAGATCCCGTACGATCTCGGATTGAGCCCCGACGGAAGACCGGCATCAGTGGAACCGAGACCCAGATGGGCCCCAGCGAAGTGCCATGCCTGATCCTTGACCCCATCCGGACCAGTGGACGTAAGGATCAGTGCCGGGCTGAGGTTGCTGACCGGGACGTTGTTCGAACCCTGGTCGGTGAGCGCTCCGTTCTGGAAGTTGTGCAGACGGACTGGTTGAGAAGGGAAATCGGAAACGGCAAGTGGCGAACCGCGCCGCTTGCGTCGAACCTTCATGCTGACCTGAGCTGGAGCAACACCGAGAGCATGAGGAACGGATGCGCAGTACAGATTGCGGATCTGCTCGTCGGAGAGGACCTCGTTAGTGACGAACGCGTTTGACACACGACCATAGAATGGCTGTGTGGCTGCGGTTGCGGCATCAGCGTTGTATCCACCGATGTTGAGCGGAGCCGGGGTCCCGAAAATCGGGACATTCACGGGAGCACCGGTAGCGAAGTTCTCCAGATTGCTATCGATGTAGATCTTCATCACACCGACGTCGTAAGTGCCCACGATGAAATGCCAGCGATCGTCACAGACGTCGGTAGCTCCGGTCACGCTGAACGCCTGAGCGATGCTGCCATCATTCGACAGAGTCACAGCAGCCGAAGAAGTCCCGCCGACACCCAGATGCCATGCTCGACGACCCGCTACGGTATCATCGTACTTGGTAAGGATGCCCTGAAGCGTGGCCTTCTTTGCACACCGCATCCAGCAGCCGAAGGTTCCGCCCTTGATACGGAACGGGTCCGCGGCACCGACATCCGGGATGTAAAGCGCTTGGCCACTCGATCCCGAGAAGACTGCTGCTGATGCCGCAGCGCCAAGGATGCCCACACCGAAGGGGACAGCTCCCTTGTTGCTGAGGTTACGACCGTTGCCTGAGGAATCGGCCAGACTTCCGAGATTCCACAGCCCAAGAGGAGCGCTAAGCCCCATGTTCGTGAAATCGGCTGGCGTGAGCTGACGACCGGCACGAATCTGGTTGATCATGCCGACATCGAGAACCGGCTGTGCAGTGATGACAGCCAGAGAGCTTCCCATCGGACCGCTAGGACCGATCGGACCACGGACACTACCCGCATTGATGAGAGTTCCGTCATGCTTCTGAAGGAACAGGTTGTCACCGACGACGTCACCATCGACCACCGAGGCGGCCTCGATCTCCAACATACGTTCGGCGGTAAGACCTGTAATTGTTGCCATGCTTCACCTCCTCAATCCGGATTGGTGGTGGAAATTGTATACGTATCGGTGTCCAAATATGCCGCGTCTACGTTGGTCACCGTGAATTGCGTGCTGCTGTCCATCGTGATGAACTGATCGGCGAGATCGATACCCGTCCAGGTACCGTCGCCATTGTCGACCACGACGAACGAACCGAACATCTCCATGAGACTGGTGATCTCATCGAGATCCGGAAGTCTTGGGTTGGAAATGTCCGAACCGTACAGGATGGACTCCACCTGCTCGAGAACCTCAGGGTGCGCCTTGGTCGAATCGATGGAAATATGAACGACTGGGCGGTGTCCGTCTGTGGCAACCGGCGTACCCGTCACCGTGAAAGCAAACTCCACTGGGGTCAGAGACGCCTCGAAAGTTGCGTAGGGCACCGGATCCACCACAGCCATGAGGTTGTAGAGGATGTGAAGCTTGTAGCCATGATCCGTACCCTCGAGATCGTTGCCGATACGAGTTCGATACGAAATATGGAACGACTTGGGCGGCTGTCCGTGATACCGCATGCCCTGTGCGACCTCATCGGCGCCAACAAGACCGTCGAGCTCTTCGGGATAGGTGAACGCGCGGATCTTGCCAGAGAAATCTCCGGGGGTCATCTTCTGCAAGAACTTCACGCCGTCGAGATAGAAGACTTGCGTTTCCCGGTCGTACGACTCCTCGACTCCGCGTAGACCGTTCCAAGGAACCGAAGTTCCATCGGTCAGGTACAGGACGCCGCGATCTACTCCAGCTTCATAGAGTTTCTCTCCGGCCTTGTCCCACTCGAGAGTGGCCAATGTTCACCTCCTATCCCTTGGTTTCGTATTGGGCACGACGTCGGGCGTTGAGTTCGGCTCGCTGTCGAGCTGCTTCAGCTTGG